ATGGCTTCTTTGCGCAGATTGACCGAGCTCCTGTGCCTACCTGTAACCGCAACGGCTGCAGATATCAAGACTGCCTATCGTCGCACGGCACTGAAGTACCATCCCGACAAAGGAGGGGATGAGGAAAAGATGAAGGAATTGAATACCCTCATGGAGGAATTCCGTGAGACCGAAGGCCTACGTGCAGATGAGACCCTAGAGGACTCCGATCCCGAACCTGAAGAGAGCGGCTATGCTACCTTCGAGAATGTAAGTGTACCCGATATCGATGGGGCCTTCTTTAAACTCATGAAACTGAAAAAGTGCATGCAAACCTATTTTAGCGTTAACGAGAGACGCAAACAGGATATAAGGCCTGAATATTTCGAGCTGTTTAAGGCCTTCCAAGATGTACCATGGAAGGTACTGGAGGACTTTTTTACAAGTGAAATGTTCTAATTACAGGGCACCGAACCTCAAACAACTCAGGATGACAACCCTCAGGATAGTCAGTATAGCACACCCCCAAAAAGGGGTACCACCGACTATGAGCTACCCCCAGAGGTAGATGCTTATTTACTAACCCCACGCTCCGTGCAGAGCTGCCCTGATTGCCACTTGCTTATTACCTCAATTACCAAAATGCCGCAACTTAAGGCCCACCTTTATGAGCACTTCGGGATAAAGGGACATATGCTTGCGCATTGGACTGGGATCGCGTTGCTCGTGCTTCAGCTAGAAAAACCGACGCGTATATCGACGGTGCATAACTTTTGCAAAAAATACTGTACCATTTCGATATGTTCTGTACGTGGTATTAAAAAGAATTGTGTTCATGCTCTTATTAAAACCCTGCTAGATGTGCCAGGCCTGGACCTGGAGGAATGCAGTATTGATATGAATGTTGTGGACGAAAAGCAATTTATGCATGCAATGTTATATGACTATGCAGTACAAATTGACTGTACCGATGCCCTATTGTTACTTGCAATATATAAACGATTAGCACAGCCCACCGATAAGTGTCCCGAGTGCCAGAAGGACAAGGACACGGTGAAGCGCAAGAGGTCGACACATATCGACGACCACCCACGACACCAGCACAACGCCTCACTATTTCTGCACATCAAGGATCAAAAACGCCTATGCCAATGTGCTGTGGATGCTGTGCTTGCAGAAAAACGTTTCCGGTCAGCGACCATGACAAGGGATGAGCGTCTCAAAGAACGCTTCCGGACTGTGCTACGTAACATTCAGGAACTCTTAGATGGTGAAACTGAGGCAATTGATGATTTTGTAACAGCTATACTGTTGTTCAATATGTTATTTCCAGATGTTGATGTGATTGTTGATATATTGCAGACAATGGTGAAAAACCCACCGAAGCGGCGATACTATATATTTAAAGGTCCAGTGAATACGGGTAAGACCACCGTGGCTGCTGCCATACTGGCACTGTGTACAGGGGCATCCCTGAATGTAAATGGCACCCCTGATCGACTGCAATTCGAACTAGGATGCGCTATCGATCAGTTCATGGTTCTGTTCGAGGACGTTAAAGGTACACCTGAACCAGACACAAACCTGCCTTCAGGCTTTGGTATGGTAAACCTCGATAATCTGCGAGATCATCTCGAAGGTAGTGTACCCGTAAACCTCGAACGGAAACACCAAAATAAGGTGTCACAAATATTTCCTCCAGGAATCATTACCATGAATAATTATGTATTGCCACATACCATACAGGCACGCGCCCGTACTTTGGTTAACTTTAAGCATATTAAAGTGTATGCCAAGGCGCTCCGTAATAACATTAGTGTGCTGGAGCAGCGCCTAATAACGAAGCCGGAAACCCTCTTGGCATACCTATTGATTAGGCCCGAAAGTGAAAAGGAGATCAGCGCCGATCTCAGGGCCGAATTTCTAACGGTAATTGAAAACCTTAAGTTCGAAGTGGACGAACGTTTCTTCCAATATAATAATAGACTGCACGAAGGCTTATGCGTTCATGAATAGCTTTATTTACATGCAATAAACAGAGTGGCATATAAAACATCGTGCGTCTAGTCTATTTAGCGGGGAGCTTTGGGGGGCATGTCAATCTCGGGAGCCAGCCCTTCCATACCCTCATACACACGAACCTCCTCCACCTGTGCATCAGAGCCCTGCATGCTTTGACCAGTCATACGGGGCATCAGGTCATTGAACAAGGAGTTTAGCAAACCAGATACAGGATAGGGGTTACGAACATTACGTTTCCTCAGCTGGATACTGAAATAGCGTGGTAGGCCTCGCCAATATTGGCGGCCACGTTGGTCAACGTAGGTACCTGCCACATCTGCAGCTGAGAGGAACAAGCCATCGCCCTTGCATAGGGGTCCAACCCCATTTTCATCAAGGAGAATTGTCGTTGTAGTGTTTGTGAAGGCAAGTACAGGGGGGGTCTCAGGCCCACCTGTGAGGTTGCCATAATATCTAGTGTTCTCATTCTTAGCAGGGTCTGGGCACCAGCACTCAATGGGGTAGAGACCATCCTTATCTAGTCGGGCCTTGTAGCCCGTATCGAGAACCTGTGCTGTTTCACGTCGTTCTCCTTCCCCAGGCCCAATTAGGGGTGCAGGGTACACAGTTTTTGAATTTTGCATACATGCCTGTAAATCGAGAGGCTCTCCACCCACGCTAAAGAAATGGATCCTAGGGCCACAAATAGTAAAGCCTCCCCCGTATCCGTTAAATGCGCGGAAAGCCCCAGAATGCATGTTGAGAATACTAGACACTCCAACAACCTCAGTTTTAACACTGACAGCCTCCCACATAAGCAGGGTCGGGCACGTAATGTCGTCGTTGATCGTGGGGAGCGGTATCCTGGCACAGCTGTAACACGGTACCTCTGTGCTGTGGGGGGCATCCTGGTATCCTTCTGCCTGCACTGTTATTACTGTGGAGTATCCATTTTTTTGTCCAGGCCGCGGTTGAAGGTATGCCTCTATGGTTGTTATACTATCTGGACCTGACTTTACGTCTAACACCTCTATACCTCCTTTTACTAGGAGGCGAGGTACCTGCTGAGGTCGTGGGCAGCTTCCTTTTCCTTTTTGGGACATTGAGCCTTTCCTTAAGCTGGTACCGCCACTCTGGAGTCAGGTCCCCGTAGAGACCTAGAATCAAAGGGAGTAACCAGTCATTTGCATGTCGTTGCATTGCACCTCCTGGGGGGGTTTGCTGTTCTATGGTTTGGCCTGTCATCTCCTGTGGGCCCTCAATTCGTTTTTGGGCCTTTTTACCCTCTAATACATCTTGTATATCTGAGTCCTCAAAGAAGCTACGTCCTTGTGCGACCTCGTGATACCTACGAAAGGCCTCAACTCTGCCCGACACAGCCGGTAGCTCACCATAGTAGCTTTTTAGTGTCTGATATGTATCTACGGCCGCTGTTGTTAATGTCCAACGTGCGGTTTCTAACGCTCTAGCAAGTATATCATATATACCCCTACTTTGGTACACAATCAGGGCTGTTGTACGCTCCTCGATTTGATGTATTACAGCTTGCCCAATGTTACCTGTCATATAGTTCCATATACTTTGGCCTACTTGTTCATACAACGATTGGGCCCATGCTAATGGATTGATATTATGTACAGCATTCGAGAACCATTCCGCTCCTGGAAAGAGTATGTCCATTTGGTCTCTCCAGACCTGTAGGGCCATATTGTTGCCGGCTGCGACGGGGTCTCCTGCAAAGGCCTTGACTGACGCCGCTATCAGGGATGGGGCACTTAGCGCCTGTCCAATCAACCCGGAAGTTGCTGCTGTTTGCTGTAGCTCTGCAACAGGTACAGCGGTATTCGCTAAAGGTATACCACTTGTTTCTATAGCGTCGAATATTTCAGCAACGCTAAAGTCCTGCAGTACCAATTCCCCTATGAATGCTTCTATTTCTGCTGTATTTACGGCAGCATCTACTGCTAGGCCACCCAATGCTCCTAGTTCGAACAGACCAGCTATAGCCGAAATGATAGCTCCCATACCTTAGTGCAGCTACTTAGCGAGCCGGCCGCGATTCGGACGGTTCGGTTGCGTTAGTCGCGACGCTAGGGCCGGTTGTCTCGGTGGACTCGGTAGTAGGAGCAGCAGGAGAAGCCTCAGGGGTGGTAGCAGTAGGGGTAGGCGAGTTAGGCTGTGAAGGAGGGACAGAAGTGCTTGCCGTGCTAGTGCCTGCCGCATACACTGTCTCCTTCAGATCATCTACGTCTGCCTGCAGATGCTTTAATTCCTGGCGCAGGGTCTCCAATTGGGATTTGGTTTCCCGAATCTCGCTTTCTAGTTTCCCGAAGCGGTTCTGACGGTCATAGGGACGGCGCCGATGTCCCTGTAAAGGTACATAAGCATACCCATACACGTATGGACAGGGGGGTTCTATGGGTCATACATACCTGAATATAGAAGTTGAAGGTTGGGTCAGGGCCGTCCTCAGGGTCTGAAAGAGATCCAGCAGGCTGCGACCCAGGTGCAGCAGTAGGTGTAAAAGGCGAATGAGCCTCTCCAGGCCCTGGTGCGCGCAGCTCGTGATTCGGAGTGCTAAACGGGCTAAGGGCCTGTTTAGGGTAGGCGTTCCGTTAGGCATTGTTACGTTTCGCGCGCAAACATTTGAATTTAAATGGGGGAACTTACCGCAGTGCCCGCCGTGTTTGGATCTCGCGCTGGAGTAGACATCCTGTTGCTAGGGCGTAATATCCTGTAAAAAGGTCACGTACGCCTCCCTTTTATGGAGCGGCACGTAATATGGGACGATAGGCGGAGTCTGGGAGACCGCCTGTTTGGATACAAACATGGGCATATCCGTATTCCTTATATGGAATGCATGTTATGTAAGTCCCAAGTATGGATTTCCGCATTCCCTTATTTGGAATGCATGTTATGTAACGATTGCTCAGCACTTCCCTTGTTTTTATAAATCGCGCTCTGGCATGCCAGTGCACTATACAGAGAAAAAAGCTATACC